CGAGAGGAGTGCGGTGTCATCAGCCCTGACACGAAGGCGCTGGATTATCGAGCGGCTCGAACACGAGGCGGCGAGTGCTGAGTCAGATGCAGCCCGCGTTCGCTCGCTGGAACTCCTCGGAAAAACGACAGACATTAAGTTGTTCGCCGATATCGTCGAGACCTCGTCCAATGATCAGAGCCCGGAGCAGGTGAAGGCCGAACTGGAGGAGAAGCTGACGGCCCTACTTAGCGGTAGCGGCTAAGGCCCACTGCCTAGGCTAGGCTGCGGCCCGCGCCTTGCAGAAAAAGCACCCATGTCGGCGGCGGCTGGCGCAGAAAAAGCTGAGGTCTGACCCACTGCCCGTGTGCGAGCGGCTGGGAGCGGCTGGGGCCTACCCCCGGCCCCCCCTTGCGCTCGGCGGCCCCTCCCTCCCCCCTACACACTAATCCACTCAAACATTCACAACTTTTTGGGGCCCCCTATATAGGCCACTTTTGCCCACTTAATATTTGACAACCAACAGTGGTAGTATCTGTTTATGGAAGTAGGACTAATATCCCAGTACTGGGAGCAGTTAGTTGCTTTGTTTCTCGCTGTAGCTGCTGTAGTTCGGCTGAAGCAGGAAACGGAGGGACTGCGTAAGGATTTGGACAATGTAGTAGCATCTCTTGAGAAGAGGGATACCTATGTAGAGGTAGTGAAGCTACGGGCTGAACTGGATATTGCCAATAAGAATGTATCTGCTCTATGGGATTATACTAATTCACTCAGGGACCGTATGAACGGTAAGAGCAGCTAGATAGTTGACGGGCTTTAAAAAAAGACCCCACCAGAGGGAGGTCTGGCAGGGTCGAAGTTTCGTTCCATTACGTCCAAAGGGAGGGACAGGACGGAGCGGCGGGATTTTATTTCCTTCGCTCTAAAATGGAACTAGGAATTCCTAGCATAGAATCTAGGTACTGTCTAGTACTAGGAATACCTAGTACTAGGTTCTGCTAATATTTTTAGTTATATCTAGGTACTAGGTATTCCTAGTAACTAGGTATTCCTAGAGCGAGATACTGGAGGAAGTTTGCTTTGCAGATCGTAGCTCTCGAACTTTCTACCCTTTATTTTTTTTTGATTCATTAGGGCTGAGAACTCCTTGTCCCATTTTCGTTGAGCTACATACATCTCTGCTTCACTGGAATAAATACGGCTTGAACTTGTACTCATTGGCATTGGTCCTTTCTAAAGGGGGGTCAGTTAAACAAGTTTAGGTGACCCCTATCCCAGAATAGTTCAAGAAAAGGGCCACGGTTATTAGCATCTGTAAATGCCCCGTGACCCATATTACCTGCTCGACGGTCCAATTAAGCAGGGAGACCGAACATATTTGATGTAATTCTATATTGCAACAGTGTTCGTAGTCTGTTACCTGTCTGTTCATGGAACAAGTATTTTGGAATACAGGGAACGGCCACTCCTACAGGCAGACCGACTTCCCTCTTCTGGACCTGAAAGAAATACCGGGGCCTGATTTTTTTCGTTTGTGTGTGGAAATAAACCACGGGATGATGTATCTCGCTTCCCCCTATTCCAGCAACTGGAAAGTTACCAAGAAGATGGCCGAGGAGAGGAAGGAGAAGGTTATCTCCTTCACCCATACCCTGCTGAACAATGGGGTTTGGGTATTCTCTCCTATAGCCTATGGGGCTGCATTCGAGGCCAGTGGGTTCGAGCATGACAACCAGTGGTGGATGCGGCGGGATTTTGAGTTCCTGAAGCACTGCGACATACTGGGGGTATATTGTTTGAAGGGGTGGGAGGATTCTCCGGGGGTTCAGAAGGAGATCGACTGGGCGTTGACCCTCAACAAGAAGATCCTGATGCTGGTTAACTAATGACCCCCCAGCAGAAGCAGGCGCTGGATTACATTCAGCAGTACTGGCAGCAGCATGGCTACTCGCCCAGCTATCGGGATATCTCCTTCGGGATCAATACGGGACTGGGTCATGCCCATGAAGTTGTCGGTGGGTTACGGGAAAAAGGGTTTATTCATATAGACAAAGGAAAGGCGAGGGCGATATATCCTATGGATGTTTGGCATAAATTGAGGGATCATGGCGGAGCGGAAATCGAGAAGACGCAGTAGGCCGCGTCCAAGGAACCACCGTAAGAAGCTGGGTCCGAAATCCGCTTGGGCCACTGCGAGAAAGAAGAAGAGGGGGCAGGGCTGATGGCATGGGCGATAAGAAGAGGCTGTAAGAAATGCGGGGACGTATACTTGGTCTTAAAAAAGGGGGTGTTGTGCTGTCGGCGGTGCGGGCCACAGAAAGGGCCTCGCTAAGGATATGATTTATATAGAAATAGGTGGCATTCATTATCCTCATATAACCATACGCTGGAGGGATATTGTCGGGGATGGTGCTATGGTTAGATCCTTGGAGGCCAATAAGCTGGTTTGTCCGGTTATGTACACGGAGGGATATCTGTTTGACTGCTTTGAAGCCAATGGCGATAGGTATGTCCGAACATTCTCAACGTGGGCCTATGATGAGGAGGAGAAGGAAGCCAGTTTCGGGGATCGGAACTGTTTTCCTATTTGTGTGCTGACCAAGGAAAGCAGACGTGATCTGAAGGTTGCCGTTGCTTGGATGGAGGCCAAGAAGGAGAGCGGGGAATGAGGAAGCCGTTCGACTTCTACCCCACCCCGATGAGCGTAGTATCAACGATGATTGATAGAATGTTTCTGAAGTCGTCGGCATTTCTGAATCAGGTCTGGGAGCCCTGCTCCGGGGATGGCCGTATTGCAGCGGAACTAAGACGGCACGACATTCATAGCGTTATCGAGACCGATATTTCTGCGGGGCAAAATTTCTTTGACTTCGATACCGCTCTGGCACCCGTTATTGTTACCAATCCTCCCTTTCGCCATATCCGTCCCTTTATAGATCATGCATTTGATATCGGTGTTCAGCAGATGGCGCTTGTCTGCGGGGAGAGACTATGGGCCTGCAAGAAGGGCAGGGAACAGTTTGAGCGGCATCGGCCATCTTCTTTCGCCAATATGGACTGGCGGGAGGATTACCTTGGCAAGGGAGGGAAACCCGACAGGGCGCTTGCAGTATCCATGTGGACAAGCCCCCACGCTGATCATTGCCGGTATGAGGTTTGGTCAAGATCGTGAGACCAAGATACGAGACCAAGGAAAATCTGGCACAAGAAACAGAGGTGTTGGAACTTCTTTGCCGACAGTGGACCTGCGTTGCCAAGAAACTACCGGATAGGTATGAACTGGACTATCTGTTGATGCGTGGGGGAAAGGCAAAGGCTTGGTTGGAGATCAAGGTAAGAACAAATAATTACAATAACTATTCAACTTATATGATATCGCTGGGAAAGGTGCTGGCCGCACGAAAGATGACGGAGGGAACGTCGCTTCCATCCTTTCTTGTAGTGCAGTGGCAGGATCGGAAGGGATATATCCGTCTGGACAGTCTTGAGGAAACCGAGATTGTGATGGGAGGCAGAACGGATCGAGGAGATGCTCAGGATGTAGAGCCAGTTGTTCTGTTCCCGGTTCAGGATTTTGCGTGGATAAAGGAATGGCAATAGGTGGCTAACGTGTGTTGACAGTGGCTTGTCAAGGGGGGTAGTGTGTTAACATTCCAGAAGAATGTTAGGCATATGCGCTTTAATTTTCTTTTTGGGATCGGTGCCGGGAATACCGTATCCGTGCAAATACCCCTTCTTGAAGAGGACGCTCAGGCGTCCTTTTCTTTTGGAGCCACATGCCTGATCAACAACTACATAGTTATCTCAGTAAGATAGCTTCTCTGCCAATAGAAGAGCAGAGAGAACTGCTTGATCTGATGAACAGGCTGGAGACCGCGACGGATCGCGATCAGTCCAGCAAGAGGTTCCTCCATTTTGTCAGGAACATGTGGCCAGCGTTCATAGAAGGAAACCATCATAGTATTATGTCGGATGCCTTTGAGAGGGTGGTCGAGGGCAGACTGAAGCGGCTGATTATCAATATGCCGCCACGGCATACAAAATCGGAATTTGCAAGTTATCTTCTCCCTGCGTGGTTCTTGGGAAGATACCCGGAGAAGAAGGTGATCCAGACCGCCCATACTGCGGAACTGGCAGTAGGGTTTGGACGAAAGGTGCGTAATCTAGTTGGGGATAATGATTTCCAGAAGTTGTTTCCCGGTATAAGCCTGCGGCAGGATTCAAAAGCTGCTGGCAGATGGAACACCAACAAGGAGGGCGAGTATTTCGCCATCGGCGTTGGTGGGGCGGTAACAGGTAAGGGCGCGGACCTTCTAATCATAGATGATCCACATAGCGAACAAGAGGCCCGCTCTCCCGATGCTTCCGTCTTTGATCCAGTTTATGAGTGGTACACTTCTGGCCCTCGCCAGCGTTTGCAGCCGGGGGGAGCCATTGTCATTGTAATGACGCGCTGGCATCAGCGCGATCTTGCGGGACAGATACTGAAGGCATCTCATCAACGCGATGGGAGTGATGAGTGGGAAGTTATCCAGTTGCCAGCCATAATGCCATCAGGAAATTCTTTGTGGCCAGAGTATTGGCCATTGACGGAACTACAAAGCCTGAAGGCAGAACTACCAGCGGCGAAGTGGTCGGCACAGTATCAGCAAGACCCGACAGCCGAGGAGCAGGCGCTTATCAAGCGGGACTGGTGGCGCAAGTGGGAAAAGGATGACCCACCGAAGTGCGAGTTTATAATCCAGTCTTGGGACACGGCGTTTCTGAAAACACAGCGGGCGGACTATTCTGCCTGTACGACATGGGGCGTCTTTTTTTCGGAGGATAGCGGAAAGGATGCGGCTAACATAATCCTGCTTGATGCATTCAAGGACAGGATGGAGTTTCCAGAATTAAAAAGTGTGGCCCATAAATCCTATAAGGAATGGGAACCAGATGCCTGCATTGTTGAGGCGAAGGCAGCAGGTGCGCCGTTAATTTTTGAGCTTCGGCAAATGGGTATTCCAGTCAGTGACTACACGCCGTCAAGAGGGAACGACAAGATTGCCCGCGTTAACGCGGTGAGCGATCTATTCGCTTCCGGGGTGGTATGGGCTCCCGCTACAAACTGGGCGGAGCAAGTCATTGAGGAGTTCGCTGCTTTTCCAGTAGGCGAGCACGATGACTTGGTGGACAGTAGCACGCAGGCTTTGTTGAGGTTTCGACAGGGAGGATTTGTTCGTGTGCCGAGTGATGAAGAAGAAGAGGAGTACCGTGTGCGGCGTGCCGAATATTACTAGGTGAGGTATATATGGCAAGTCAGTTTACGGAAGAAGATCTTCGGATCGCCGTGGAGGCATATGAAGTACGGGGTACTTTGAAGGAAGCGGCGGAGTCAATCGGGATATCCAAGGACGCCATGTGGCGCAGGATACAGGAGGCAAAAAGAAGGTTTGCCAAGCCAAAGGAATTTTATATTGACAAGGAGGCGCTGGTTGATGAAACGGCTCCTCTTGAAGATATCATAGAGAGAAGGAGATCGGAGTTCCTCCGCAAGGAAGCCTCCGAGAAATCGCGTCACCTGATACGGTGCAAAGTAAAGATTGACGGGCCAATAGCTATTCTCCATCAGGGAGACAATCATATTGATAATCCCGGCACTTCTATCGATCTGCTGGAAAAACATGTGTCACTTATCCAGAAGACGCCGGGATTGTTCGGGGCAAATGTCGGAGATTTTGCCGACCACTGGGTTGGACGGCTTGCTCGCCTTCACGCGCATTCTACCGTTACCGAGGCGGAAACATGGAAGCTGGTGGAGTGGCTTATCACTAGTGTTGACTGGTTGTACCTTATTGGTGGCAACCATGATCTCTGGGTTGGGGACGGTGACCCGATAGAGTGGATGGTCCGCAAGCAGGCTGGGTTGTATCAGGCGCACGGTGCCAGAATTGGTTTGCAGTTCCCGAACGGAAAGGAAGTTCGGGTTAATGCACGGCATGACTGGAGCGGCCATAGTCAGTGGAACCCTGCTCATGGGCCTGCGAAAGCTGCACAAATGGGGATTGATGACCATGTAATTATCAGTGGTCACCGCCACATCAGTGGTTATCAGATTGTTAAGCAGCCCAATTCAGGATTGATCAGCCACGCAATAAGGGTGGCAAGTTACAAGATATATGATAACTATGCGAAACAATTGGGACTACGGAACCAGAATATATCGCCAGCCGTGATGACAGTAATTAACCCGGAGCGTTCAGATGATGACCCCGGTCTCGTGACAGTATTGCATGACATTGAGACAGGCGTTGATTTTCTGAAGTTCCTTAGACGCAGAAGCAAGGTATAGATTGCATGGCAATAGAGAAGGCCATAGCCCAAGCGCCCAATTTCTCCAATCGCCCGGAGGGGTTCGATGATATCGACCCGGACAGGAATGGCGCGAAAGTTGAGATAGAGGTTGTCAATCCAGAGTCTGTCTCAATTGAGACAGAGGATGGCGGCGTTATTGTTGACTTTGGCGTTGATGGAGAAGAGGGCTCGACACGGCACGATGACAATCTGGCAGAGTTCTGTGATGAGGAATGTCTGCGGCATCTCGCTTCCGAGCTTATGGGAGATTACGAGTCAGACAAGTCGTCTCGTGGAGATTGGGAGAGAACCTACGTCAAGGGTCTCGATCTTCTTGGACTGAAGATTGAGGACAGAACAACGCCTTGGCCCGGTGCTTGCGGGGTCCACCATCCGATCCTGACGGAGGCTGTGATCCGCTTCCAGTCGCAGGCGGTTACGGAGGTGTTTCCGGCCAGTGGCCCTGTGAAAACAAAGATTGTCGGGACAATAACCGATGAGAAAGAAAAACAGGCAACCCGCGTTCGGGAATATATGAACTATCTCCTTACGGAGAAGATGACGGAGTATCGGCCAGAGACAGAACAATTGCTGTTCAGCCTGCCACTGGCGGGTTCTGCGTTCAAAAAGGTTTATTATGATCCCAGCATGGGGAGGTGCTGCGCCCATTTTGTACCTGCCGAGGATTTTGTAGTTAGTTACGGCGCTTCCGATCTGCTTTCAGCGGAACGCTACACACATGTTATGCGGAAGAATGCCAATGATATCCGCAAATTACAGGTTGCTGGTTTGTATATGGATGTGGATATCGGGAAACCCCACGATATCCAGAGCGACGTGCAGGAGAAATACGACGAACTGGAAGGTGATAGTCCATCATACGAGAGCGACAATCGCCATGTTCTTTATGAGATGCACGTCAATCTTGATCTTACAGGTTTTGAGGATACGGATGAGAGTGGAGAGCCCACAGGAATAGCCCTCCCTTATGTTGTGACAATAACCAGAGGCTCGAACAGGGTGCTGGCGATAAGGCGCAACTGGTACGAAGATGATCCA